CGAAAGCGTCCAAGGGCCTGAGGACTATTGTCGAGGAAACGCTCCACGAAAAGATCCCGATCCGGACCAATGGCAAGGACCGTAAAGTTACGCGGCTGGAGGCGCTCGTGCTGAAGCAGATGGAGCTTGCCTCAAAGGGGGACCTTCGGGCGCTCGATAAGATCATTCAGCTTTACAGGACTTTGGTCCCCGAAGAGAAGTCCGACCGCCCAGCCGACAATGCCGCCCTCACCAAGACCGATAAGATTGCTCTCGAGGAGTTCACCCGGACCATTCTTGCTGCGGCCCAGCTCGAGAGGAAGACCCAATCGGAGACGGGCGAATGACGGCGCCCCGCCACCTTGTTGATGAAGTCTATCGCGAGAAGTTTGCGATCTTCCTGATGAAGTGCTTCGAGACTCTTCATCCCGCGGATCCGCCTCTGCTGCTCTCCTGGTATCTGAAAGCGGTTTGCCATGCCCTCCTCGAGGTCCACGAGGGTCGGACCACACGGCTGGTCATCACAGTCCCGCCGCGGCACCTCAAGTCGATTACGGCTTCGGTTGCCTACCCCCTGTGGCTCCTTGGACAAGACCCATCAAAGAAGATCCTCGTCGCAAGCTATAGTCAGGATCTTGCGCGCACCCATTCTGAGCACTGCCGGACGATTCTCGAGACTGATTGGTATCGCCGGCTGTTCCCTGAGACACGGATCAGCGACCGAGGAAATCGGCAACTCGAACTGATCACGACGCACGGCGGGTACCGCAAGGCTGTCTCTGTCGGCGGATCGGTCACCGGGCATGGCGCCGATAGCATTATCGTCGACGATCTGATGAAGGCGGACGAGGTGCACAGCGAAGCCGCCCGCGAAGAGGCCAAGCGCTGGTTCGACAACAGCGTCATTACCCGACTCAATGATAAGGGTAGGGGCTCGATCATTTCGATCCAGCAGCGCCTGCACGAGGATGATCCCGCGGCCTATTTGCTCGACAAGGGCTACTCGCATCTCAATCTGCCTGCGATCGGCGAGAAGACCGAGGAGATTCCGATCGGCAACGGGCTCATTCACGTGCGGCAGCCAGGCGATCTGCTCGACCCGCTCCGCGAGGACCATGATATTCTGAACGGTCTGCGGCGGGAGCTCGGACCGCAGGTCTTTTCGGCGCAATATCAGCAGAATCCGGTTGCGCCCGAGGGCAATCTTATCCGGCTCGAATGGTTTCCCCGTTATCCGGGTCCGGGCGCGCGGGAAATGTTCACAAAAGTGGTGCAGAGCTGGGACACGGCCACGTCCGAAGCGCCGACAAGCGATTGGTCGGTGTGCACCGTCTGGGGTTATCGCCGAGGCAGATGGTGGCTTGTCGATGTGCTTCGCGAGCGCCTTGACTATCCCAAGCTCAAGCGCGCCGTCCAACGGATGCATGACCGCTGGCAGCCGGAAATTGTGATGGTGGAGGATGCCAATGCCGGCCGGTCCCTATGTCAGGAGTTTCGGACGAGCGGCCCATTCCGAGTGCAGCTCCATCGTCCAAAGGAGGACAAGGAGACGCGCCTCATCGGGCAGACGGCCCGGCTGGAGGACGGGCTTTGCGTGCTGCCCGAAGTCGCTCCCTGGCTCGCGGCGTTCGAAGCGGAGCTCCGTGCGTTTCCCAGCGGCCGCTACGACGATCAGGTCGACAGCATGACGCAGTTTCTGATCTGGGAGCAGGCTAATTGGCGCTGGCCGCTCAAGCAGCGTGGATCCCAGGGGCGGCTGGTCGAACCCATCCGGCTTAAGCGACGGCCGGCTCTGCCGCCATTGGAATTCCCCTAAAGTGCTTCGCGTCGATCGGCCGCCACGTCGCCGCCGATCGTGACCGGCCTTGCGATTGTCGGCGTCGCTGCTGGTCAGTCGAGCAATCGGCCGGGATCAATGCCGAGCGGTTTGGCGAGCTTGTCGACCACTTTTATTGTCGGATTACGAGCCCCGCGTTCAATGTCGCTGACATAGGTCCGGTGGATACCGGCCTCGAACGCATAGGCCTCTTGGCTTAGCCCCTTGGCGAGTCGGAGCCGCCGGACGTTTCTGCCTAAGCGCTTGCAGATATCCACCCGGATGTGGTGCGGGTCTGTCGACGATCATTCTACAGACGATGAGTGACATATTTCGCTTGACTTGTTGCCAGGTCAAAGGCGTGCGTCACTTATTGTCTACAGGTGCCTGCGCCGTAGTGCCCACGGGGGTTAGGATGAAAATGCTTCTGCTTGTTCTGTTGGGAGCTTCCACGCAGGCCGCTGGTGCTGCTCCCGTGTCCTTGGAATGCAATCTCTCGACAAAGGTTTGGAGGTTAGTTCTGAACGAGCAGGCCGGATTCGTGGATTGGTCTGTTGATGGGACCGGACTCTCCGACCGAGTGCCCGCAGTATTCGAGGCTGACTTGGTCAGGTTCAACGTGGGTTCCGCGACTGTGGAGGTCAGTAGAGTGGACCTATCCTTAAGAACGTCGGTGGGTGGTGGCGCGGAGACCAGGGAAGGCAAATGCAGAATCGCGACTAGAAGAAAGCGCGTCTTTTAGCCCCGCTTTTCCGGCAGTACGCCGTCGGCCGCGTGCGAGAGGCATTGGCTGGTATCGCAATCTGCCCGCGGTCTGACGCTCGCCTCCAGTCAAGTGGGTGTAGCGGGGCTCTGGCCGTCGACGCCGATGCCACGCTCCGATGATTCGCGAGAATTAAGAAGTATCAGTACAAGTTACGCGCAGTCGCTTGAACTATGTGTGAGTAAAACACTTTATCGGAGTTGATTAGTGTCTCGAACAGAGCGAAGTAATTATCGAGTCGCTAAGGTATATCAACTGATGGAGTAAGCCCGTGCACAACTACGGAATAACTGCCGCTGCCAATGAGAACAGCGCGGAACCATCAATTGCACGCGAAAGGACTGGGCCACCGAGCTGGCCGACGCTCAGCCACTTACAACCGGCAGACCAAAACGACCGTCGCGCCTTCATCGGTGGAAGCGATGCCAATGTCATTTTGTCCGGGAGCAGCGAGAAGATCGGCCGTCTGTGGCGCGAGAAACGCGGCGAAGTGGAGCCCGAGAACTTGTCGACGTTCCTTCCGGTCATGCTTGGCTGCTGGACTGAACCCTTTAACCGTCAGTGGTTCGAGCAGCTTTCGGGTGAGCGGGTAGGGGGGCTTGGGGAGCGCTTCACCTGTAAGAAGCACTCCTGGCGACGGTGCACGCCGGACGGCTTTGTCGAGAGCAGCGGTGCGATCTGGGAAGCGAAGCACACGAGCGCGTTCGCGAAGAGCGAGGAAGTGCTCGAGCGATACATGCCACAGCTCCAGCACAACATGGCTGTGGTCGGCTGCGATCAGGCAGTGCTGTCGGTGATTTTCGGCAACCACAAATTCGAGATCATCGAAGTGGCTTCCGACTGGCTTTACCAGCTCGAGCTGCTCGAGGCGGAAGAGCAGTTTTGGGACTGTGTCCTCACTGGCAGGGAACCGGTCGCGACCCAGCCGCCAGCCACACCCGGACCCGTGGGGACGCGCGAAGTCTGCCTCGAGGGTAATAATGCCTGGGCATCGGCAGCGTTCGATTGGCTCGCCAGCCGCGAGGCCGCCAAAGTCCATGCGTCAGCGACGAGCCTGATCAAGGATCTGGTCGACAAGGACGTCTGCCGCGCGTTCGGCCACGGCATAGAAGCCAAGCGCAGCAGGGCTGGGGCCATCACCATCCGGGAGCTGCTCCCATGAGCGCGCCTTCGGTCTACGCTGCGATTAACGCCATTACAGGGGAGCTTGCCAAGGAGGGCATCGCCAAGACGCACGCCAACGAAGTCGATGATTACAAATACCGGTCGATCGACGATGTGCTTGATCGGCTTGCGCCGCTCCTCGCCAGGCACCGGCTTTGTGTGCTCCCGCGTGCGCTTGAGCGCCACGTCAGCGAACGGGCGGACGAGCAGAACCGGCTTCTCCTCCACGTTGCGGTTCGAGTCTCCTTTACCCTTACCAGCGTCGAGGACGGCACCAGTCACACCGTCGAAGCATATGGCGAGGCATTGGATGGAGGGGACAAAGCGACGGCAAAGGCGATGTCCGCCGCCTATAAAGCCGCGATGGTGCAGAGCTTTTGTATCCCGGTCCGCGGTGTTGAGGATCCGGACCGCGCCAGTCACCGGCTTTCCCGAAGCGCACACGGTCCCGAGCCGGTTCAGGGTTGGCCGCAATGGTGCCTCGATATCGAGGATATTGTGAGCCTGTGCGAGAGTGAGCAAGCGATATCAACCGTCCAGGAACGCAACCGTGATTTGCTCAAGGCGCTCGCCCGCGAGCAGCCGCAACTCTACGCCGAGCTCGGCCAAGCCTTCGTCAGCCGGCGAGAAGTCCTATCGCAGCGTCAAAGCGGGTTCGATATGCGGAGAAGCGGGCGGAAACGGCAGGCCACCAAGAAGGCCGCCGCGGAGATGGAGCATGCCTGAGCTAGTCTTTCCGCCGCGAACCGCGAAAGCGCCCGCTAAACACCATGTCCGCAACTGCGCTGCGCATCGGGCATGGGTCAGGCGTCATTCCTGCTCGGTTCGCGGCTGCCGTAGGACCCCGATCGAATGCGCCCATGTGCGTTCAGGCACTGATGCGGGCATGGGTTTAAAACCATCGGATCGATGGGCGATCAGCCTTTGCATGTACCATCACCGAGAACAGCACAGTCTGGGCGAGGCGGCGTTCGAGGAAAAATATTCAATGGACCTCGTTCAGATGGCAATCGAGTTCGCTCGGCGCTCGCCTCATCGGCTGAGGCTGTTTCAACTTGATGGTTCTCGTCATAGTCAGCTTGGGGGATAGCGAGCGCCGAGCTACGCTCATGACGGGCGTTCGCCGTCTCCTTTGAGGAGGAGCGGCGTCCCGGCTTCCCAAATCTTGCCCTGAACACCCAAACTCAGCGTATGGCTGTCTC